TTGGTTCTCATACTCATGAAGTTGACGGTGAGGTTTTTTATATGCCTTGTGAGAAAATGGAGGACTACGAAAACTTAACCGGTAAAAAACACGCTAGTGATGAGGATTACACTTTGGTTGAAAGGCAAGAGTCAGAGCCTGCACCAAAAAAGGACCAAATACAAGGGTCAAAAAAAAATGAGCCGGGTTCTGCGTCAGGCAAGTCCAATAAAATTAAATTTTCTGAGGCTACTGAAAAGTCAATAGCAACAATCGTTGAAACTCATAATGAAATGGTAAAAGATAAAGGCCTTGCCACTTGGAGGCGTTTAAGAACTCCGACCGCTAAGGCTGTAGTTCGTCGTGGCTTTGGTGCTTATTCTAGTTCTCATCGTCCTGGTGTATCCAGGAATGCCTGGGGTCTTGCTCGCTTGAAGGCTTTTGGTTATTTGTTGGTCAACGATCGGCCAAAAAATCCAAAATATATCGGTGACAATGATTTACTTCCGGAAAAGCATCCAAAGTATGCACCAAAAGAAAAGAAAAATAAACAACTCAGGCATGAGATTAGTGTACCTGCCTTTATTAAAAATAATGCATCTCGTGGTCTTGAAAATTTAGAATTTGCAGGTCAAGGTCTTACTGAAAAAACAAAAAGAGAGGCACGTCAAATGCGTGACGGTGTTATTTCTCATGATAAGGCACTCCGCATGCAGGCCTGGTTTAAACGTCATGTTTCTGATTTTCAAGGCGACGCTGCGAAAGAGTTTTTATCCGGCGAAAGCGAACGCATGAGTCCTGGACTTGTGGCTTGGCTTTTGTGGGGTGGTTCATTAGCTGCTGCGACTCGTATGGATGCTATGAAATGGGCCGAGCGTCAAGTTGCAAGGCATGAAGATGATCGTTCAATGTCTAGGCCACAGCCTATGAGTCAAGCTGTTGGTATTATTAAACGCATGAGTGATAATAAAGAAACTAGATTTTTTGAACTCCGAGCTGAGGCTGACATCGATTCTGATGATTTAATTTTTACAGGTTATGCATCTGTATTCAATTCGCCATACTCAGTTGCTGACTCTCGTGGTGTTTATAATGAAATTGTAAACCAGGGAGCTTTTTCAAAAACTCTTAATGAAAATGATGACGTAAAATTTTTAATTAACCATGATGGTATTCCGCTTGCTCGTACCAAGTCAGGAACCTTAGAACTTCGAGAGGATGAGCATGGCTTGTTTGTAAAAGCTAAACTAGATGAGTCCAATCCTAGGGTTGCCGAGATATCGTCTGCACTCAAAAGAGGCGACTTGTCCGAGATGTCATTTGGTTTTCATGCGATAAAAGACGAGTTTACTGAAAATGGCGAAACCCGAACTTTAAAAGAATTGCGTCTATTGGATGTATCAGTTGTTACTTGGCCGGCTAACCCAGCGACTCTCGCTACTGTTCGTGGCGTTGACCTGGGGGAACTGCAAACCGTTTTGGCTGAGGCCAGAGATGGTTCGTTTGATGAGGCTCAAGTCACAAAAATAAAAGAGGCTATAAGTCAGTTATCTGATTTGTTGCCTGATCCTGAAAATCAAAAATCAAATATAAGGGCTGCGGTTCGTGATTTAGAAATTTGGGAAATGACGAGCCGTTCTTAAAGCCGTTAATCACACTTTATTGAACACTCAAAAGTATTAATTAGGCTAAATATTTTATTTATATATTGGAGATAAATTGAAAATAAAAGAAATGTTAGAAAAAAGAGAAGGCCTTATCACTGATGTCAAGTCTATGACTGAGCTCGCTGAAAAAGAAGAGCGTGACTTTAACGATGAGGAAACTTCAAAATACGAAAGCCTTAAAAGCGAAATTAACGAACTTGGCGACAGAATAGCTGAAGCTGAGGAACTTAGAAAAGCTGAAAAAGAAATAGAAGAGAGCCGTCAAAAGCTAGGGGTTGATGAGGAAAAATTAGAACCTGTAGTTGAGGCAATCGCTGAGCCTGGTGTTTACTACCGTGACGGCGAGCACTCTTTTCTTTCAGATGCTTTTCACGCTAGAAATGGTGATTTTCAAGCTCAAGATAGAATTAATCGACATCAAAAAGGAAATGATGAAAAGAGAGACGTTGGAACTGGTGCATTTGCCGGTTTGGTCGTTCCTCAGTATTTGACTGACCTTGTTGCGATTAAGGCTAGAGCGGGATCCCCGTTTTATAATGCTTTACCTAAGGCACCTTTACCAGATAAAGGTTTGAAGGTTGAGCTATCAAGAATTACAACAGGTTCTGCATCTGCTTTTCAAGCAACACAGAACGCTGCATTGCAAGAGACCAACATTGATGACACGCTCTATTCTGTGCATGTCAATACTATTGGTGGTCAGCAGGATGTATCTCGTCAAGCAATTGAGAGAGGCACCGACTTGGAGGGCATCGTTTTCTCTGACTTGATTTCTGCATATTACACAGAACTTGATAATCAATTAATTAATGGTGATGGTACAGGTGGAGCACCTGAAGGTATTAGAAACGTTACAGGAATAAACACCGTAACTTATACCGATGCATCCCCAACTGTTGGAGAGCTTTATCCAAAATTAATCGATGCAATTCAAAAAATTAATAGCAACAGGTTTGCTGCTGCTAGTGCAATAATCATGCATCCACGTAGGTGGGGTTTCTTTTCTGCTGGTGTAGACGGAAACTCAAGACCATTGGTTTTACCTGCTGGTAATAATCCAAGCGATGCTTTTGGTATCGGCGAGGCTGCTGGTTATGGTCAAGTTGTTGGTCAAATTGCTGGTTTACCGGTAATTGCTGACGCTAATATTACAACTGCTGACGGTGGTGGAAATAACCAAGACCAGATTTATGTTGTTAAAGCTGACGACCATATTCTCTTTGAAGAGACAGGTAGTCCGTTCAGACTAAGATTCGACGATGTCGGGTCCGGGTCACTTACAGTCAAGTTGGTATGTTATGGCTATGTTGCTTATGCATCAGGCCGTTACCCAGCTGGAATTACAAAAATTCAAGGTACTGGATTAGTAACACCTAGCTTTTAATAGGTGATTTTTAGCGGGGTCTTTAGGGATCCCGCTAAATTAAAAAAGGAGTTTTTAAAATGGCGAAAAAAAAGCTATCAAAAGATGAAATTGCTGCATTGCAGGAAGAGCTTAAGGGTTATAAAATTTATAAAAAAACTAAGCGAGCAGCTGCTGTTAAAAAAATATTAACAGATGCTGGAGTTCCTGAGTCTGCATCTGCAAAGCCTAAGGCTGAAACAGCTGCAAAGAAAAAACCGGCAGCCAAATCTAAGCCAAAAAAATAGATAAAGATGTCTATAACAAATGGTTATTGTGCCTTAAGTGAATTGAAGGCTTTTGTTAATATTTCTGATTCTAATGATGACGATGAACTAATTGATGCAGTAAATTCTGCGAGTCGTCAAATCGATAATTACTGCGGTCGTAAATTTTACGCCGATGGATCAACTTCTGCGAAAGTTTATAGAACTCGCAACCCTTACCATGTTACTGTTGATGATATTTCTACTTCAACTGGTCTTGTTTTAAAGTATGATGATAACGATGACGGTGTTTATGAGACTACTGTTGCATCAACTGACTTTATTTTACTTCCTCTAAATGCTGAAACTTTTGGCATTGATGGATTAGGTTTTACTTCTATTGAACTGTTTACTGATGGTTCTCACGAGTTTCCGACCACGTCATCTAATAATCGACCAAGGATTCAAGTGACAGCTAATTGGGGTTTTCCCTCAGTACCTGACCCGGTCCGTCAGGCTTGTTTAATGTTAAGCAGCGAAAATTTTGCAATGCGTAACACTCCCCTAGGTATTGCTGGTGTTGGTGAGTTTGGTGTTCTTGCTGTTCGTCAAAACCGCCAAATTACCAGGATGCTTGACCCGTATCGTCGTGGGGACTCTTTTGGGTTGGCATAGTGGCCAGCTTTTCAACCATAAGAACCGCAATAAAAACAACAATCGGTAATAATATTTCGGGCATCCGTGTCTATGACACCGTTGATGACATGGTTAATGTTCCAGCTGCTGTTCTTATTCCAACCTCTATTAATTTTACTGAGGCAATGGCGAGGGGTACCGATCGTTACGAGTTTGATTTAATTGTTGTAGTTTCTCGTGCTGACTCCCGCTCGGGTCAAAATCAACTAGATGGTTTTATTAATGGTTCCGGTTCTAATTCAGTTCGACAAGTTATTTTTAATAATTCAACGCTAGGCCAATCGGACACGTCTGCTGTTGTCACTACAATGAGTGATTATGGAGCAACATATGCAGTCAATGGCGTTGAGTCTATTGGTGCAAGGCTTTCGATTACGGTTTACACCAAGGGGTCAAGTTGAGTAAATATAAAATAATTGGAAATAAAAAAATTAACGGCAAGGAGCCTGGCGAGGTCGTTGAATTGAAAGATGAACAGGTTGCTGATAGTCTTGTCGCTGGTGGTCATCTAGAAAAAGTCAAAAGTAATAAAAAAAAGGGAGCTAAGTAATGCCTAAAGGTAAAAAATATAAATCCGGTAAAAAGTACGGAATGGGTAAAGGTCGAGGTAGAAAGTAATTCATGGCGACTTATGTTTTAACTGACGGCAGGTTTTTCCTGGGTGGGACTGATTTGTCGAGTCATACTCAATCTTTGACGCTTGATTTGTCGGCTGATGAGGTTGATGTTACGCCTATAAACTCCGGAGGTTTTAGGTCAAAAATTGCGGGACTTCAGGATGCTCAACTTCAAGCAAGCGGTTTTTTTGAGGCTGGTGAGGGTAAACCTGACGCTCTTTTAGGGATCTCTGCTGGTTCTGAGCATATTGGGACCGTGTCTGCCACTTCATCTGCTGGTGACATTGCTTATTTTTTAAAGTCCAGGCAGTTTTCTTATTCTATTGGTGGTGCTGTTGGTGATGCTTTTCCGTTCTCTATAAATAATTCAAACAGTTCAGACCGTGCTGTACGTGGCACCATAATGGTCGATGATTCTGCAAATTTGACATCAACTGGTAATTCAACAGGCCGTGAGCTTGGTGCTGTTGCTGCTGGAAAGTCTTTATTTGTTGCTGCTCATGTGGTTTCTGTATCCGGGACTTCCACTCCCACTCTTGCTTTAAAAGTTCAAAGCGATGATAATGGTTCTTTTACTTCTGCTACTGATCGTATAACTTTGACTAACTTTACGGCTGTTGGAGCTCAATATTCAAGTGTCGCCGGTGCAATTACTGACACTCATTATCGTATAAATTACACTTTGTCAGGAACTAACCCATCTTTTAAAGTTTTTATAACTGTTGGAATAGTTTAAATTAATTTTTCCCAGGGTGAGTCCGGCTTACCAAAATGACC